TATGTAAGATTATACTATCTAAAAGTGGTGGTGTATTTCTCTCACCCTCTCCACCTGAAGAAGTAAAACCTATGGTAAAATCAACTGAACTAATTACAAAATCTTCTTCAATATTTAATGTGTCTACAATGGATTGAAATGATTGCATTGTACTGTCATCTTGTTCTTGTTCATTTAAAAAATCTTCTGCATTAGCTTTTACATCTTTTTCAAATAATATTAACTGTTCGGAATTAGCTCTTCCAATACTAATTAAACCATTACGAATTGTTTTTTGGTTTTGGCGAACCATTGATGTATCAACACTTGGATCTTGGATTAATTTATCA